TTTACTATGAGCCCAGGGATATAGTGGGCGTATTTAGCTCTAACTCAGTAGAGAAGCAGTTTGAGTATCAGGGTGCCTGGGAGATAGGCAGTGCCATGGTCACTATGCCTTCTGAGTACGACAACGGAGATCAGGCAGATTTTACTCTATACGATAAACTCGAGGTACTCGACTACACTGTCAGACTGTGGGAGCTCAAAGAATACGAGCCTCGCCCAGACAGCAAGCAGCAACTCAGATATCCCATAGAGAAGGTCGGATTCCTGATAACGGTGTCAGGAAGTCAGATGAAAGAATATGTTCAAGGTGTTGATTTTACTATAGATGATGGTCAGATAAAGTGGGTAGAAGGAAAGACTCCTTCTTATGATTACAGCAATGACATGGGGCAAACTTACTCCGTGTCATACTGGGCAAATCCTGTGTTTATAGTTCTGCAGCCGATGCGCGAGCTTAGGGTCACGCAGCAGATGCTTCCCGATGGTACAAAGATATCAGTTAGATTGCCTCAGCAACTTGTTATAAAGAGAGACTTTTTAGTAAACAAACCTGAAAAACTGGTAGCCGGTATCGGAAGTTAACTTATCTCCCTTATATAATGGCTTAAGAGGTTGTAAGATATGCCAGCGTTCGTTTACAAGAAAAACATCAAATGCTACAAGTGCGAATGCACCGAGTGCGGCGTCGACAGGGGATTTCAGCCTCTTAGAAACTTAAACAAAAAATGTGTAAAATGCAGCAACAAAAGCCGTGGACCTAAAAGCGAGTCATTTAAGCAAAAGATCTCTGCTAAGATGAAAGGCAACAAGAACAGCGCTAAGCCAGAGCCAACACCTGAGCAGATTAGATCAAGAAAATCAAGATACAATAAAAAAGCGCACACAAGAAACAAAGATAGATACAAAAACGACATTGAATTTAGGTTAAGATGCGTTCTTCGCAGTAGACTGAAAGTAGCTATACAAAACAACTATAAAAATGGTTCTGCTGTAAAAGATCTTGGATGCTCTATCTCTGAGTTTAGGACCTATATGGAATCTAAGTTTCAACCGGGTATGACATGGGAAAACTGGTCACTGACAGGCTGGCACTTGGATCATATAGTGCCGCTCTCTGCTTTTGATCTAAGCGATCGAGAAGAGCTCGTTAAAGCATGTCATTACGCCAATCTACAGCCAATGTGGGCAAAAGACAACATCAGCAAAGGAGGCGCACATGCCGGCGTTCGCCTCTAAGAAACAGTACCGTATGATGATGGCAATACTGCACGGCAAGTCTGGAACGACTGCCCGCGGAGACAGTGGGCCGCCAAAGTCTGTTGCCGAGAAGTACACAGGAAAAGAGAAGGGCTTGCCAGACGACAAGGGCAAGGCTCATCGCGGCGGCAAGTGGGATGAAAAAGCTCATAAGCGTCACTCAGACAAAGGTCGCAAGCTCAGCAAAAGCAGTAACAGCAAAACCACAGCCGTAGTTGTAGTCAACGACAAAGGTCAGCTCCTGATGGGCAGACAGATAGACGAAGAATACAGATGGTCTTTTCCTGGCGGCCACTTAGACGAGGGAGAATCCTACGAGCAAGGGGCACTTCGCGAACTCAAGGAAGAGACTGGTTTGATCATCGATGCAGATAAGCTTTCGATTTTACACGAAAGCGACGATCAAAAAGTATACATCGCACGATTAAGCAACACTCCTGGTTTTCACTCGACATCCGAGCTGTCAGATGTTGGTTTTTATGACTTAGACGCAATAGATTTCAACAAGTTGCGCGCCTGCTGTGTAGAGACCATGATGCACTATCTTAAAGGTGGTCTAAAAAAGAGTAAACGATCTATAAGCGACCTCATGAAGATAGAGCAACTTGAGGTATTGTCCAAGAACATCATACGCACAGGTCAAGTAGCAGACGCGGTCTATGAGTTTCGCCACGGTGACGCTATAAGGCTTGTCGGCAACGGTGTGTTCAGGATGCTCAAGCGAGGCGTCGACGGCATGGGCGACGACGACATCAGAGACATACCGTTTGGCAGCTACACTTTACACGTCAGAAAGCACGCCAACGACATCTACTCTGGCAGGATCGACGACGGTTTAAAAACGATACACCAGTTCGTCAACCGCTCGCTTCCTTCTCTGACAGGCGAGCTTATGAGTGTTTTCGAGTGGTACAACGACGACGAGCATGAACTCGAGATACACGAAGACAGCGACCTAAGCGACGACACCATAAGCGATGCTGTCACTAAGATGGTCCACAACTATAGAAGCTACAACATAGCCGACATCTACGACGAGATGGAGTCTATACGAAGCGAGATCCGCCACGGCAACGCAGTCGATCTGCAGCAAGCAGAGCAGCGTATCATGAGCCTTTTCGACAAGCTCGAAGAACGCATGGACATCTTCAGAGACAAACACAACTCACTGGCTCAGCGGGCCGGAGAAGAGATCGACGAGATCGAGGAAAAGCTTCTTGCTCTTCAGGCTAAGATCGACGAGATGTCTAAGAAGCCGTCTAAGATGGAGGCTTTCTCTGCAGATCCGCCGAACCCATCAAAGATCATCGAAGAGTACTACGAGTACCTGTCGCGTCCTAGAGTTCTTATAAAGCCAAACGGCCACATAATCATAGACTTCGGCGCCGACTGGACAAGCGACGACAAGACCAATTTCCTTACCGACATGAGAGCGAAGGCACTCAAGGACAGCAGATGATCTCGCACAGAATCAACGGCCTTCGTCAGTATCTGCAATCTATGGGGCTTAGACCTTCTGAGGCAGACGATGTCTGTCGAAGTGCCATGCAAGAGATAGGCGACAGGATGAGGCTCATAGTAGAGTCTGCGGTGTCGGACGCCGAGAGTCAGGGTGTCGCAATGGGGGCAGACGAGTTTCTCTCTCAGATAAAGCTTGATGCAGACTCAGGTTACGTTCAGATCTCGACCGACTCAGGCGAGCTTGACTTCAGCCTTCCTCCTACGCCGATGCTGCCGTGGCTCCTCAAGAACGCCAAGATCGCAAAAGATGGCTCTAGGTACAAGATCATACCGATCGGTGCAGCAGGAACCCAGAAGCCCAAACCTGCCGCAAAGGACATCGCTGCCGGCCTCAACGCCATATCCTCAGAGGGATCCAGCGTTGAGAACATGGCTCAGCAGATGGCTCAGGCGTTTACAGCAGGTGCGCTCAAGCAATCTCCCACAAGACAGGAGCCTAGAGCTGCGGGCGAGGTGAGCTTCCGAGTTGCATCAGACAAGCAGGACCCGACCAGGCAGTGGGTTGCGCCAGCCAAGGACCTTGATCTTACTGGGATGATAATGGACATCAACAGCAAGATACGGCAGGACATCGACAGAGCCTGCGACGACATCTTACTCAAATATCAACTGGAGGCAGAATCATGGCGTTCGTGATGCCAGAGATAGCGGTGCAGCGACTACTGCAGTACGGCATACAAGAGCTCAGGAAGGATAAGCCTGCCTTCGAGGAGATATTCGCCTATCAGATCGATCACCCTCTGGTGGAGGACGCGTACGGTCAAGAGTACGTCGACAAGATCTGGACCTGGTTCACCACAGAGCGTATCAGGGTGGTTCAGGCGTGGATATTGAGCCCGCAGACAGTGCCGTGCTTCAGCATACATCTCTCTAACGAGAACGAGGACGAGTCCAAGGCCGCCATAGGCGATTTCTACGGCGAGGGAGAAGACGGAGACATAGGCATCAATGCCTTCAGCACGCTCGTAGACATAGGCATACACGGCAGCAAGGCCGCAGATCAGGTCCTGTGGATGTACTACATAGCTTCTTATGTGCTTTTTAAGTATAAGCAGGTTGCCAGAAGCTTGGGCATCGAGATTCAGACCTACAGCGCGTCTGACTGGCAGAAAGACTCCTCCAAGATGCCTGAGAACATCTGGACCAGGTGGATGAGGATGCGGTGTACCGTGTTCAACACCTGGGGCGCAGACGAGTATCAGACCATAACTGACGTAGAGACAGAGACTACACCAGAAAACGCGTGAGGTATTTATGGCAAAAAAGAACAGTGAAAACATCGACATGAAATCTATAAAAGAGTACGAGCGAGCGATGCGCTCGAAGGCTGTTCAGCCAAGCGAGGAGAAGGTCGAGTTCGACTCATGGTGGGCAACGAGATCGCCTGTCTTGAACCAACCTAACCACCTAAAAGAGATCCTGAAGGCAGACGCCAAGGCTAGAGGGCTCGGTAAAGAAGAGACCCTAGATCGCTGGGACTGGGCGGCAAGACAGTTCGGTCTAACTCTTTAAGATGCCTAAGCAAACTTTCACATGCTCAGGGTGTGGCGTAGATGTCGAGAAGTATACATCGCAGTTAACCAGGACAGACGTTGTGTTTTGCACCTTGTCTTGCAGGAACAGGCGGTACAAGAACGTTGTGCCTGATTGGCATCCGCCTAACTACAAAGAATACAACCACATATGCAGCGTATGCGGGTGTGAGTTTACGACAAACGGGTCAAGCTTTAAGGCAAGTACCAGGACAGTGTGCGGTGCCGTGTGCAGAGGAAGGATCGCCAGAAAGGGTGCCATCCTATCAGACAGCACGAAGGCTAAATTGTCAGAAGCTGCCGCTAGGCAGAACAAGAAATATAAAAGCGATATCGAGTACATGCGCAAAGACGGCCTGCAGGTGTTCATGAAAAGCAGATGGGAGGCATCGTACGCCAGGTGGCTCGATGAGTCAAATATAGCGTGGACGTACGAGCCAGAGTTTAAACTTAGCAATGGAAAAATATACTTACCAGATTTTTTGCTAGAAGACGGAAGCGTGGTTGAGATAAAAGGATATTTCAGGCCAGATGCTAAGGTAAAATGGGATATGTTCTGCGAAGAGTATCCGAATATCAAAAAGAGTTTACTGCAGAAAAACGAGTTAAAAGAGCTGGGAATCATATAAGAAGGAGCAGCCATGGCAATCAATGTATCGTTTAACGGGGCCACGATCTACAAGCCCGGCGCATACTCTAGGACCCAAGTGGACCTCAGCGGCAACGTTCCGCTAGGAGCCGCAGGTCTGATCGCCATCTTCGGCGAAGCAGATGCAGGCGCACCTGGCTCAGCAGAGACCAACATCGCAGACAACTACTACACAGCAGATCGTCTCGTTGAAGCCCGCAACAAGTACCGCAGCGGTCCGATCGTAGACGCTCTCAACTTCTTGTTCTCGCCAGCAGCAGACGGCGCGATCCCAAACGGCGCCTCTATCGTCTGGGTCTACAAGACCAACGCTTCTGTTCGCGCCAGCTTGGCTCTTTCTGGCTCATACGGAACCATCAGGTCCTCTGAGTGGGGCGTAGGCGGGAACCAGATCTCCGCTAAGATCCTTGCGAACTCAGAGTCAGTTCCATCTAAGACAGGATCGGTTCCTGCTGCGTTCGGCGCAGCGCTCAACGGAGCGTCTTTCAGCGCACGCATCAACGGCGGTGCGGCTGCAGTCTACACGCTGTCGACCACCTCTGGCGACCACGCAGACATCGCGACTCTTGTGGCAGAGCTCGCTGCACTTCTTCCAGCTGCGTTCGACGTATCGGCTTCAAGCGGCGCACTTCGCGTTCAACTTGACGCAGCCTCTACTCAGTTTCAGCTGGGCTGGGGACGCAGCTTCGAGCTGATCGACTCCACTCCTGGCGATCTCGCCAAGCTCGGCCTTACGGCAGGTCTGGTTGTCGCCTCGTCTGAGCCGAGCGCCACGATCACGCTGAACCAGAAGCGAGACCTGCTGGTCGAGTCAGACACGCTCGGCGGAAACGTGGTCATGTCAATCGGCCGTGACCCTACTGTCGGCAGCGTAACCTCTGCTTCTGTAAGTGTAACGCTAAACACAGTGACCCTAACCGACTCCGCTGGATCGATCACGTTCGACAAAGCGGCATTCGTAACGTTGAAGCAGCTTGCCGAGTCTATATCACTTCAGCCAGGATGGTCTGCTGAGGTCGCTAGCCCGGTCTACAACCAGCTTGGCCTTAGCGTGCTAGATCGCGTGTCTGCCGTAGGTGCTCTGGGTTCTGCCGGCACAAAGCCAGCTCGCTTGAAAAAAGACGCCTACGAGGTCCAAGACTTCTTCGCTCAGTCCAACGTTGCAGGACTCGTGAGTCCAGCTTTCGTCGGTCTTCCTGCTGCCTTGACCGAGACACTTCTGTCAGGCGGAGCAAAAGGCCCGACCGTGACAAACGACATCGTTAACGCGCTGTCTAAGTTCGAGAAGTTCCACGCCAACTCCATCGTTCCTTTGTTCTCTCGCGACGCTACAGCAGACATCGCAGACAACCTGACCGACGCGTCGTCCACGTACACGATCGACGGTATCCATCAGGCAGTAAAGACGCACATCAGCCTCATGAAGACCACCAAAAGAAAGAGCGAGCGCCAAGGCTACCTTTCCTTCAAGGGCACGTACTCTGCATCCAAGGACAAGGCCGGTAACATGGCCGATGCTAGGCTTCAGATGATGATCCAGGACGTTCGTCAGTCTAACGCTCAAGGCGTTATCCAGTGGTTCCAACCATGGGCGATGGCTTGTCTTGTGGCCGGTGCTCGCGGCGGTGCCCCTATCGGCCTTCCGCTGACGTTCAAGTTCATGAACTGCTCTGGTATCCGTCAGACGTCTCAACCTATGAGTACTCCAGAAGCAGACATCGTTGTAGGCTTCGACCCAGACACCCAGTACGACGACGCCATCTTGTCAGGGCTCACGTTCATGGAAGCTCCGCGAACCGGTGGTTTCCGAGTGGTCGTAGACAACACCACCTACGGCATCGACGATAACTGGGTCTACAACCGCGCCAACGTTCTCTATGCCTCTGATATCGTTGCATACAACTTCCGCAACATCATGGAGAACCGATACGTCGGTGTCAAGAACACGATCCTTGCAGCAGAGGTCAAAGGAACAGCGGAGTCCGTGCTCGCCACGTTCCTCGCACAAGGCATCACGGTCTCTACCGACGATGCACCGCAGGGGTTCAAGGACCTCAGCGTTCGCATAGACGGCAGCACGATCTACATCACTGTAACGATCAAGCTCGTAGAAGGTATCGACTTCATCCTCGCAGACATCACGCTCCAGCGCGCCACCCAGACGGCTTAACCCGCACGCCGATCGGTCACGAAGCCCCTAGCTAGCCTAGGGGCTTTTACATTCAGCGAAACTTGACATATGGTAATATCTATCTATGGTGCAGTCGCGCGGTGCGATGCAACCCTAACGTATTTGGGCTCTAGGGTCCCAGGAGACATT